AGTGAAAACAACCGAGACGTAGACACCATCAAGTATTTCTCAGACTATGTGGCCGGTAAGATTCCCCGGGCGGCACTACGCAGTTTCGTTAAACAAGCACAGTTGGAACGCAGACTCAAGCGCGATCCAACAGAGGGAGAACGATACTGGTGGCGCATAGACAAAGAAGGTCGTGGCCGAGATGGTGCCAGTATCGAACTTGTGGCTGCCAGCAAAAAGGAAGCACTGGAAAAAGCCAGAGAGGAATGGAGAATTCCCGCTGGCAGCACAGCAATGAGCCGAGCAGAAGCATATCCCCTGCGTCCATACCAAGAAACTACAGCACAGTTTGCTACAAACACTGGCCTGACCTTGAACGGTCGCCCCAGCAATCCCGACGGCCGTTATGTGATTGTGCCTGAACAGGATAGACAAACAGTATACTATAGATTCCAGGCTGCTGGACCTGATGATGCTAACCTAGTGTTGAGACAGTGGCGACAAGCATATCCTGGTAGAGTATGGCTGACCTTGCGAGATGACAATGGTGTGCTGGGTCAACCCCAAGGCACAGCCACGCCACGATTTGGCCTTTGGGACTTCAGTGAGGGCGGATTCATCAACAGTCAGGGTAGGGTAGGTCAAGGTGGTCAACTGATTGGTGGCGATAGTTTCGACACCGCACGTGAAGCGGCTCGACGCAATGGGCTTGTCAGCCGCATTGACATGGGCGAAGTTGAAATTCGCAGAATCCCACAACAACCGGGACAACAAGGTCAAGGTAACTGGGGTATCTGGATGCGTGATGCCAATCGTTTTTCACGTGCGCCCGATCAACCCGACAACAATGTATTGCGTAGATTCCCCAGTCGCGAAGCCGCTGAGCAGTTTATTCGACAAGGTCGAGAAAATAATCCAAACATGCGAACCGACATTGAAGTTCGCGAGATTGAACCAGAATTACCAGACCTGTTCCCAGAACTGCCACGCAGATCAGCAAATCAACTTTCACAAACCGACATAGAGAATCGTCTGGGTTGGGGCGGTCAGGCCGCAGATGCCAACTATGAAGTTGTGAATCGTGCTACCATGCAGCCAGTGTTCCGTTTTATTGCGAACACACCTGAAGAGGCCAATACCAAGTATGCTCAAATATTAGGGGCCATGGGCATGCCACCTGAAACTGAAGATTACGGCTATAGAGACATTGTGGTGCCCGGCAGCACCATAGACCTACAGCGTCGTCTCGCGGCACAATCTGATCCATATCGATCTGTACCTATACCAGGTGTGACTGACGTTGAACTTGACATTCCCATGGCCGACAGAACCGATGGCAGCAACAATAACTATGAACTTTATAATAGGCTAACGGACCAAGTCATTGACACATTTCCGGCTCGCAACGACAGTGAAGCACAGGTTCGCCTAAACGATTTCCGAGACTTCAGTGCGTTGGCAAGACAAAATCCTCAATGGGATGTGGGTGTTCGCCGTGGTCCTGGTGTGGATAATACTGTGGCACAGACCCGTGACCAACAGCAGGGCGGCATTGTTGACGTCGCCGGCGAAACTCCTTCGGCCACTGGAGAGTTCACAGGCAATTGGCTTATATTAGATCCCGATGGCAATGAAATACATCGCTTCTCGGGTGTAGGCAATGTTCAAAGTGATGCTAACCGTGTGGCCATGCAATGGTTACGACGAAACCCAAGACACATGCAAGACGGAGTTGAAATCGCTCCCGAAATGAGCAACTTTCCTAGCCGAGGACGAGAACTTGTTGGTTGGAGCGTGAGATTGCCCGATGGTCAAGAAGTCGCACAATTCCTTGGCAGCGAATACAGCCGAGATGATGCTAACAGTCTTGCCGCGGAGTATCTGCGTCAACAAGGTATGGGCGTGAGTGGTGAAGGCTTTACAGTCGAACCTGTGTGGAGAGAGGTATGAGAGCCCGAGAATTTGTTAAAGAATCAATAGATGCTGACCAAGTGCTCGACTATGTAAAACGTACACACGCACCTGAAAAGTTTGACATCGAGTACAGCATAACTGATCATCCTAAATGGGAATTAGAATCCATTCCTCTGTCAAAATTAAAACTGGACCCCGATGGTGAAGCACAAGATCCCTATGGTCGTGTGAACTGGGTTGACTATGACAAAGTACGTGATTTAGTTCCCAAGATTGGATCAGTATTAAAGAGCAGACCCATTGTGGTTGATTCTCAAGGTTGGATAATTGATGGCAATCATCGTGCTATGGCTGCTGTGGAAGCAGAATTGACCAGTGTACCTGCTCTTGTACCTGTTGATTTAAACGAAGGTTTAAAAAGCAAACTGGCAGGAGCCGCTCTTGCAGGTGGTATGGCTCTGGGCGCGGGCGGCGCCAATGCCATGGACTGGAAAGACGCCGCAATGACCGGTGCTATGTTTGTGCCTGGTATAGGACCAGCAGTCAAAGCCTACAATGTTGGCAAGAGTTTGTATCAAGCAGGGGCAGCCGCTAAACAATACAGAGATGCTGACAAAGATTTGAAAACACTGGCAGCGCAACAAAAATCTAGGCCAAACCAATCATCAACAGTGGATTACGATCCTAACTATAAGGCCGAGATTGAGCCAGTGGATGAAGATGTACCACAGCCAGGTGATTTCAAGTTGATGGGACAAAACTTGTTCTTGAAGAATCTAGCAAGAAATTTAAAACAACGATACCCCGATGCCACTGTCAAACTATCAAGTGACCGTGTGACAGCATACCACAACAAGGGAGACGATGAAGCCCTGACTGTGATGGGCACCGAAGTCATGGACAGCGGATATATTGGTGTTGGACTAGACGATGCGTTTACAGAATCGTTTCAAGGAGTGCTGGTTCCCACTATTAAACAAACAACAGAACAACTGTTGGCTGCCAATCCAGGAACAAAGCCTGCATTGTTTTTGAGTACCGACAATTGGAACCCAGATGCTTGGAATCACATTGCCACAAAATTAGGGTATAGACTTGTGGCGGATGATGAGCCATTGGATGAAAACTTTGCAGACGGCAAGGTAAAAGGTAAGAGTCGTCCGGGCCGCGTAAAACGTGCAGGTGCCAGTTGTGCAGGATCAGTCACAGACTTGCGAGCCAAAGCAAAAAAGTATGGTGGCGAACGTGGCCGCATGTATCACTGGTGTGCCAACATGAAGGGTGGTAGAAAGAAATGAAAGTTAATGATATCATATTAGAAGTGTTTGACCAACCCTATGCTTTCAGATGGGACAACACTCAAGACGATCCTGATCAGGATCCCCACTACGATGCCTATGTAAAACTACCCGACGGCGGCCACCTGGAAATCAATTTCTACACTGATCCTGGTGTTGATGGCGATGAGGATTGGGTTGTGGAATTTTGGCGAGACCGCAGTCTTGGCATTACCGGAGCCGGTGATCAACAGCGTGTGTTTGCCACAGTGCTCACAGCCATTGGCCAATTCATAGAAATGGAAGAACCCGAAACCCTGCGTTTCACAGCCGACAAAGATGTTGAGCCCGGGCAAAAACCCATGAGCCGAACCAACTTATACGACCGACTGGTACAACGCTATGCTCAGGCCTGGGGGTATAGATTGGATCGCAGTGACATGGCCGATACCACAGTTTACGAACTATTCAGAATAAGATGATACCATACCAAAACAACCTCAATGGCTCGCAATACAACCTGCAAGAATCGGTAGTGCCTGGCTTTCATGTTTACCAGGCTCGAGTCAAGGTCAAAAACGAACTCTATACCAACTCAATGGATGTGGCCATATTTGCCAAAAACCCCTCAATGGCCCGCCAGTTACTAATGGCACAATACGGTAAGGAATCAGTAATTACCAACGTGGTTCAGATTGCCTGATACATAAGTGCATGATTGATTTATGCACTGTAGTGTTTCAGGATGAACTAGACATTTTAAAACTACAAGCCCAGAGTGTTGAACTGTACGGTCATGACATTGGTGTGATCCGTGTGATCACCAACGACGATTCCACTGTGGACCCTGCTTGGTGGGGAACACTTGCCGATCAAGTACAAGTGTTACACAGAAGTCAATTTGGCGACCACTGGAGCCACAACGGTTGGGTCAGTCAACAGGCACTGAAAATTCTAGGATCTGCTGACAGTCGTAATCCCTGGACCATGATACTGGACGCCAAAACCATACTGGTCAAACCCATAGACATATTTGACTCACAAGATCGACCACAGGTGGGACAGCTTGACATATTCCCTGTGTTTGCCGAGAGCCAATCTATTGTGAATCAGTTGTTTGGCATTGACCTGCAACGCCAATTGGGTCCTGGCGGGGTTCCATTTTTTGTACATAACCAACAGGCACGTGACATGATCGACCATTTGCAATCCACCACGCAAATGGTATTTGCTGAGTGGTTCCAGTTGCAAGGCATGCTCACAGAATTCATGCTGTACTCGGGTTATTTGCAAAGCAAGGGTCTGGTAGATAAATTATACAACACCAAAAAAACAGCCATGACTGTGTGCAATGTGTGTCACAGCGAAGTTGCTGACTGGAATCGAAAATTTGCCATGATGACCAAGGCCACTACAGTGAGTGTTCATAGAAACGCCTGGCACCAACTGTCTGCACAGCAACAAAAACAATACATTGATTTTTTACAATCGCGAGGTATCAAATGAAAGCACTGTGTCTTGTGGCACACCCAGATGACTGTGTGATTTTTGGTTACAGTTACATGCATAATCATCCCGAAATGACCTGGACCATTTGTTACCTAACATACTCGGAGTGGAATCCACGTGGTCGAGAACTCAAAGAGTTTTGGTACAAAAGAGGAATTGCCTGTATTTTCTTGGGCTACACAGACGACCATCGCGACATTGAAAACAAAAAAATCAGTTTCAATCAAGAACAAGCACGTAGAGAAATTGGCAACATAATCAAGCCCTATGACTTGGTACTCACACACGATGAACACGGAGACTATGGACACATTCATCATGAGTTTGTTCATCACTGTGCCCGGCAGCATCCCAACTTGGTGACATTTGCTCCACCAGGTCAGGGTCGTGAATACACCCTACCCCCAGGCACGTATAGCCTAGAAGAATTGCCACTGCATGGCAATATTGTCCGGGACTTTCACCCCACTCAACATCGCAACAGTTACAAGGAATTGCCATGCACTTAATGATAGCCGGCTGCTCATTTTCAGCAGTATCACAGTCACACCCGGGCACAGCATGGTCAGAGTTGCTGGCTGCTAGACTGGGATGGCGACTGACTAACCTAGCACGTCAAGGCTGTAGCAATGGCGGGGTGCGTGTGCAGATTGATGAAATCCTGCGCCAACGCCCTACATTTGCCATTGTCACGCCCACGTTCTGGGACCGAATGGAAATTCCCGCTGCCGCCGCACCATTTGACTGGAACAAAAGCACCAACGGATGGAATTGCGAAATACAAAAACATCTGCAGGATCGCACACTCAAAAATGGCTACCGACGTGAAGATGGCATAGACAATGTCAACTATGGCCACAACAATTACAACATGATCTGTGAGACTATCTATACCTTGGCAGAAAACTTTGACCACCCTTATCGTTCGGGGCTGATTAGTAAAACCGCTCAAACCGCTGTGCGTCACTATATCGATGGCATTTATGATTCAGAGTGGAAAAAACAGCAGGATGAATGGATCATCAAAGAAGGCATCTATGAACTGTATCACAGTGGTATAAATTTTTTGTTTGTGCCTGTGTTGTTATGGCCCTTTGATCCTGAGTTGGGCAATGGTCAGTGGCGCAATGTCATCTCTACCATTCCTGACCGCATGATCATGTTCAATGGAGAAGAATCTATCATGCCCATTTGTGGCAACAACAGTTTTGAGGGTGAAGATCCAGGTTACCATTCTGGGCCGTTGGGTCAGCAAATTATTGCTGACAACTACTATCGCAGAATCACGCAGGATTTTGGATTAGCCTAACAGTCATTTATCGCCCACAAGAGTTCACACACTGATAAGGTCTACCTTCAGCAATGCTGGCATGGGCCCAGGCCTGTTCCACTGAGTCAAACCACTGTAAGCAATGTTCCAGCGGATATTGTAGTGCGTTGTTTTCATGTACCATGGCGGCCAATTCTTGATTGCCTGGGTGAGCCATGGTCTTGGGGTAAAATCCCAGATAGCAACAGGGGTAAACAGTGCCGTCGGCAGCCAAGTATATTTCACGATCGCGTTTGTGTAAGCAGTCAAAAGACAAATTGGTTTGATCTTTATCAAACTTTGCGTTCTTATTGTACCAGGTCACGTGCCCTTGCAGTAGATCTTGGACGTTGGGAGTGTGGTCATCTTTGGGTCCAATCCAGTGACTGAAAGTGCCATCACGATCAAACACAGGTCCACGGTCTCGGCCATCATAGATGTTTTCAAACTGTAAAAATCCCAGGTCTTTGGCCATTTCTCGGCACTGTGACTCTTGATGACGATTGTGGTCAAACGGCACAAATCTCCACACAGCCCGGCCACCTGCTTGAATGTAAGCAGTGGCATTGTCTATCACACGGGACCATTCTGTGTCTTGACGATACAGACTGTGTGTATCTGCTAACCCGTCTATAGCAAAGCCAATGGTAACAAGTGGATGGGCCAATCTGCTCCACCAATTGGCACTGCGAGCACTGCCATTGGTGTTTATCTTTACCTGTACATCATGGCCCGTGATGTATTGTACTATTTCCAGTCCCCAGCGACTCAGCGCAAAGTCACCTAGATTACCATTGAAGTTGACCACATCTAGTTGTGAAAGAAATTCAGGACTGAAAATTTTTTGTATATCTGATAAACTTAGTTCACAGTCGGGATAACCTGAATTGTAATCGCTGCCCCGGTAGTTGCGCATGCACATGGGACACCTAGCATTGCACCGTGTGGTTATTTCCACATGTACACGGCGAATGTCTGACAGTTTCAACATGTAAATATTTATAGGAGCATATTTTGATAAATATCTAATGCCAACAGAATTTGTATTAGCACTTGCTGACGTCAACTGCAACTGGTCGGGTGAACCGCCACGCTACAGATGCTATGTCAACGACGAGTTGTTTACAGAACGCACATGGATTTGGGTTGATCGCTACTTAGAAGAGCAGATACCGATACAGGCATCACCGGGTCAGTACCTCATACGTTATGAACTGGTAGACGTTGAAAATGCCCAACTAACTGTTGATAATTTTAGAATACAACACGGACCTGCTAGTATAGAGCAAACAGGCTGTGTAACAATACAGGAGTCCCAGTATGAAAATGCATGAAATCATGGAAACCGCCTCTGCAGGCGCCAGTTGCGCAGGTGGAGTAGCACCGGTGGCCACACCCCTGGGCATGCTGTCAAGATCAGGCGGAACCATGCTGTCAGGTAAATATGTAACGAGTTCGGACCCCACGCCGAACACGCCTAAAGAATACAAAAGGAACCGAAATCGTGCTCGCGGACAGTTTAAAAATTCTATTAGCAACTGAATACGCATTCAGTATCAAAGCCCAACTGTTCCATTGGAATGTGGAGGGTCCTGATTTTGCACAACTGCATGAGTTTTTCGGAAACCTATATGAAGAAGTCTACGACGGTTCCATAGACAAAACAGCAGAATACATTCGCGCCCTGGGCGACTACTCGCCAGGCAGTTTTGAACGCTTTGCAGAATTATCCACTATCAAAGGGCAAACAAAAATCCCACGTGCCCGTCTCATGATTGAAGAATTATTGGCCAACAACGATCAATTGCTTGATTTACTCAACGAAACATTTGCCACTGCTGAACAAGAAAATCAGCAAGGCATTGCAAATTTTATAGCAGAACGCATCGATGCTCATCAAAAGCACGGCTGGATGCTGAGAAGTTTCTTGAAAGATGAGAGAGCATGACAGATCCCATATATGGAATAATCGAACGCCTGGCCTTGATTGAGGGTAAAACAACTCCAGTCACAGTGAAGCATGGTTTGAACGCACAACAACGATCAGCAGGACAATTGCCTGCATTGTTCAAGCCCACAAATATTTCACCTACCTTGGCCAAGAAACCCTATCAAAATCATCCCATGGATGGCCGACTGGTTGGCGACAGTGTAGAACCCAAACGGTCACCGCTGGAAGAAGCCATGCAAGAAGTTGAAGAAGACATGATCAGTCGTGTGAAAGGCCAGTTTGCTGACTACTTGGAGAAACTGGAAAAAGAACATCATCTTGACAGACATCTTGTGAACAAAGCCAAGCATGATTTAAAAATTGGCGATGACGGTGAAGTGGACGAACAGGATGAAGAAGACGCTGCCGACAGCGACGAAGAAGAAATTGATGAGAATGCCACCTGGGATCAAGATGTACAACCCATTGGAGATCCTGCTGACACAGAAGTAGCACATGGTATTGAAGACCACTTGGCCGCGGCAGTGGCCGCACCAGCCGCACCAATGTCGGCTGTGAGCGAATCGCCGGCAAAAACATACACCCTTGAAGATGGCACCTGCTTGGAGTGCTGGGGCGATGATGACCGCGGTTACGAAGTTCGTCATGGTGAACGTAGATTACCCACACGTTTTCCAAACCTCGGCCATGCTGACATGGCAGTTCGACTGTTTCAAAAGCGCAGACAGAAACAGGACCTAAGTCAGGATTATATAGAAGAACGATAATATGATAGTAGACCAATTATTCACCCCCAAACTCATTCGCGAAGGCGAAGTATACGACCTAGGTCGTGAATACGGTGCACCTGCTCCGGGCAAGAAGCCACTGCCACGTGGCGGTAGTATTCCAAGACGCCATGATGACGAACCAGACTTCATGGACCCAGACCAACGTAGACTACGTGCTGACCAAGAGCGTGTCAAGAAGGCACAAGATGAATATCATGCCAAAAAAGGTGTGGCGGAAAGCAATACTAATATAAGTCGACTACAGCAAAGGATTGATAATGCATATAGTCGCATTTACAACAGGGGAGACAATGGGCTAGAATATATGATGGGACACGACCAATACATTTCTGGCCTAATGGACAGATATCTTGACGACACGCTGTTTGCCGCATCTAACCCTAAACATTTGAAGTTGTTAGCAAACAGTTTAGAGACAATTGCCAATGACATGGAAGAGGACTTAGTAGAAGGAGGTGTGGCGGAAGGCACAGAGGACATGCCTTTTGGTTCTGTAACACAACCTGACCAAACACAAACATACGTGGCACCTTCTAGACAAGACATTTGGGACAAGGCTGAATTAACCAATCGTCAAGCCGAAGTAAGAGATTACAAACAAACCTTGTTGCGGTATGCAAGAAAAAATGGTCGCCAGGCCGCAGAGCAAGCCTGGGCTGAAAAGACCGATGTAAAAATGACCATTGAAGAAATACTGGAATTTTTAGATGCCACTATTGCCGATCCTGGCCTCACTCCCGAGGAATTCCTGGGCACTCAAGGACTGGAAGAAAACGCCGGTCAAGACAGCAAGTCTTGGATGGACAGCATTCGACAACAACATCCTGATGTGCGATTTGTGCAGGCAAAAATGCCAGGTGCACCTATTATAGCCTTGGTCAATGGCAAGCCTGTGGCACAGTTTGATACCAAAAAAGGTGTGGCCGAAGGGCGGCTTAATAAACAACGCCGACTCAACGAAGCCATGCTCATGGAAGATCCCATCTATCGCAATTTCAAGCGTGTGGGTCGTTACATTGCTGAACGCAAGATGAGCGAAAAAGAAATCTTGCAAGTGTTTGCTGATGCCGAAGCAGGCATGACTGACAAGGCCACCGGAGCCAACCGTACGTTCCTGGGTCGTGGCAAAGACACTGCCATGGACTTTGCTGGTGGCGTGTCCAATGCGCTCAACAGCGTATGGTCTGGTATACAAAACTCAGTGCCTGTGTCTGCTGTGGATGTGGCCTACGATCAAGCCACTGACGCACTTGCTGGTCTCACAGGTGGCCAAAAAGGCGCCGTGATGCAGGCCATCAAGAAGTATCGCAATCTAGCCAAACAATATCCCAAAACAGCCGGTCTTGCCAAAGGAGCCTTGGTTGCTATCACAGGCTTGGCCACTGGCGGCGCCAGTTTGCCTGCTGTGGCTGCATTGGTGTATGGTTTGGATTCGGCCATCAAAGGAGAGAAAGCGTCAGACATTGCACTCAAGGCCGGTGGAGCAGCTGCCACTGCCTGGGCTGGTCAAAAAATTGCGTCGGCATTGGGCGGTCAACCCACAGGCACTGATGCTGGTGGTCTTGATCCCAGCCAATTCCCTGCTTTTGACGACGAAGGCAACTTGATGCCTGGATTTCATATCAATCCAGAAACTGGCTCAGCATACTACAATCCCAATATCCCCAACGAAGTCAGTGCCCTGTCTGTGCCCACTGATGCTGGCCTAGCCGGCACACCCATGGGAGGTGGTACCTATACAATACAAAACGGTGACCAACTTGGCTACATAGCACAGGCCAATGGCGTCAGCGTTGAAGACATTAGAGGCCTGAATCCTCAGATTGACTTCAGCAAGCCATTGCGACCTGGCATGGAAATACAGTTGCCTGTGGCTGGCACTCCAGGTCAAGGTTCAGTATGGCAAGGTTATCAAGGCGGCATGTATGGCGATAAAGTTGCTGGCGCTACATCCAATGCTGGCCAAGGTTTGCCAAGTCACGCAAGTGCCGCAGGCGATTACGGCACAGGCGGGGGAGCACCCATTGACTACACCTCGCCTGGACCAGAAAGCATAGACAGTCTAGGTAACAAACTAGAATATGGTATTCCTGTCAATGCCAAAGGAAGTTTTGTCCCACCTAACCCAAATTTGCCGCCACAAGAACTTGCCGCTCAACAAGCCGCCTATGATGCCTGGAAATCGGATTTCATGCGTCGTTTTCCAAATGCTTCACCAGGTCCCGATGGCTCTATGTTGAGTTTCAAGCCAGGCCTTGCACCAATGCAAATCTTGCAAAAGCCAACATTACCAGCAGGTGTTCAAGAATCAGTCAAGTTTAAAATAATTCCTGCTGATCGTTTGATTGACCAAAAGACCACAGTATTGGCCTGGGCATTGAATGAAAGTGTGGGACGAAAAGGCAACAGCATTAGTTTAACCACTCTTGGCACTTACACAGTGTTTGAAAACGTTCGAAGAGTAGCCAAAGCAGTGAATGTAATGGAACTTAAAGGTGTGCCTGGTAGTTCACGCCCTGCTTACTACCGTCCAGACATGCCCGGCGGTCCTGGCAAAGCCAGCAAGCCAGGAATAATCGGCCGTGGCCTCAACTGGTTGGACAAAGCCGCTGGCAAAGTTGGCGGCGCTCTAAGCAACTTTGGACATCAGTTTACGACCGGTGTAACCAAAGAAAAACTCAAGATGAACTGGCATCAGGCCGGCAAACCCAGCGACTCAGATCAATTGGCCGCTTGGTTGGTCAAACAAGGTGTGCCACAAGAAGTTGTGACCAGTGTGTACGGCAAAATGGGTATTCCTTACACCGCACCGGCTGTGCAAGCCGCACCACAACCCGCAGGTCAAACACCTGCAGCCACTGACACCACCACAGGTGGCGCACAACGATCTGCCTATGCCGGCACCAATCCAGCAACTGGTAAAGCCTGGACAGGCGATGAGTTGAGAAACAAGTTTTTCCCTGCACAACCAGCGGCCGCGGCACCTGCAGGCGCTGACTCCACTGCATCTAGCACTGCCGCCCCATCAGGTCCAACACCAACACCTTCTGGCACCAAAACTGCTGCCGGCATATTCCCGGGTGAAGATCCACAAGGCCCTAACTATGTTGGACGTAGAGAAGTTGCTCGTCGTCAAGCCGCACGTGCCGCGGCAGCCGCGGCCAAGCCTGCCGCGCCCAACTTTGCTCAACAAAATGCCGGATACGCCAAAGTCAACATGCCAACAACAATGACTTATTCTGGTATACCAGCATTGAAACCAGGTGCGGCCAGTGCCACAGCACCCGCAGCCAAAAAAGTGCCCACTCAGGCAGAAAAGGATGCCTACGTCAAATCAATTGGCGCTCCTGCTTTGCCTGAATCGCGCCTTGCCGCTGTTTTGAGAAAGCCTGTGGAAGAAATGTTACACATGGTTGAGACCAAAGAAGATGTGCAACGTATCAAACAATTTGTTGATGAAACATTTGTACGCTATGGAGCCATGAACGAATCAGCATTTGCTGAGCGTGATCAAATACTCAAACATGTAGCACAAATAGGCGCTCAAAAGCGTAGAGAACACAGCCAGAGAATGGCCACCTAACTCAGCCCTTAGGACCGAGTGGGCGGCTTCTGCCTGGGCCAAAGGATTCGCTACCCGGCGGCCCAAAATGAGCACATACACCTTGACATCTCCTAAAACTCTGTTATAATAACGTTTTAGGAGATTTCTCTATGTCAGCAAAAACATTCAACGGCGAGCAAAAACTCAAACTCACCCAAATCATCAACGAAGGCATGGCCGTCATGCATGAAATTGACACACTTCAAGGTGGGCTTAATGATACCATCAAAGCCGTGGCCGAGGAACTGGAAGTCAAGCCTGCTATCTTGAAAAAGGCTATCAAACTGGCACACAAAGCCGAATTTGGTCGAGAAAAACAAGATCACGAAACACTTGAGACTATTCTCGAGACTGTGGGCAAGACGCTATAAATATCTGTTCAGCAGACGAGTCGCTCACGTTACGAGCATGTAGCACGGCACACCAGCCACAAATGGAGACTAATGAGTTATATTGACGCACTATTTGATCGTGAGCACGATCGCATACACACAGTAGAACGCCGCAATGGCGAACGGGTTTATCGAGAGTTCCCGGCCAATTATGTTTTCTACTATGATGATCCCCGGGGCAAGTTCCAAAGTATCTATGGCACACCTGTCGCAAGATTCTCCACACGCAACAACAAGGAGTTCCGCAAGGAAGTTCGCGTTCACAGCCATAAGCCGCTGTATGAAAGCGACATCAATCCAATCTTTAGATGCCTTGAAGAAAACTACAAAGACCAAGATGCGCCTGAACTTCACACAGCGTTTTTTGACATTGAGGTGGCTTTTGATCAAGAACGTGGTTTTAGTCCGGTGGAAGATCCTTTTAATCCAATTACTGCAATCTCGGTCTATCTAGACTGGCTGGATCAACTGGTCACATTGGCAGTGCCACCCAAGCATTTGAGTTGGGCCACTGCACAAGAACTAGTGGCCGAGTTTGAGAACACAATTCTGTTTGACAACGAAGCAGACATGATCAAAACATTCTTGGATCTAATTGATGATGCAGATGTGCTCAGTGGGTGGAACTCCGAAGGCTATGACATTCCCTATACCGTAAACCGAGCCACTCGTGTGTTATCCAAAGATGACACACGTAGATTTTGCCTGTGGAACCAACTGCCCAAGAAACGAGTGTTTGAACGCTTTGGCGCAGAGAACGAAACCTATGACTTGATCGGTCGTGTGCATATGGACTATATGCAACTGTATCGCAAGTACACCTATGAAGAGCGTCATTCATACTCGCTGGATGCTATTTGTGAATATGAACTAGGCGAACGCAAAACACAGTTCGAAGGCACACTGGATCAATTGTACAATCAACACTTTCGCACGTTCATTGAGTACAACCGCCAAGATACTGCTTTGATCGGTAAGTTGGACAAAAAACTGCGCTTTTTGGATCTGGCCAACGAACTGGCACATGCCAATACTGTGTTGCTCCAGACCACTATGGGTGCTGTGGCTGTGACTGAACAGGCCATTATCAATGAAGCACACGAACGTGGCATGGTTGTGCCCAATCGCAAGCAACGACTCACTGATGAAGACACACAGGCCGCAGGCGCCTATGTGGCCTATCCCAAGAAAGGTGTGCATGAGTGGATTGGATCAGTTGACATCAACAGTTTGTATCCGTCAGCCATTCGGGCCATGAACATGGGACCAGAAACTGTGGTAGGACAACTGCGGCCCGTCATGACTGATCATTTGATACAATCCAACATGGCCAAGGGCATGAGTTTTGCGGCTGCCTGGGAAGGCATCTTTGCCAGTTTAGAATACACAGCCGTGATGAATCAAGAGCGTGGCACAGAGATTACCATCGACTGGGAGAACGGCGAAGAGAGTGTACACAGTGCCGCAGAGATTTGGAGCATCATATTTGATTCAAATCAACCTTGGATCTTGACCGCCAATGGTACTATTCTCTCATTTGAGAAAAAGGGTATCATTCCCGGCCTGTTGGAGCGTTGGTATTCGGAGCGCAAAGAACTACAAGCCAAGAAGAAGGAAGCCAAAGATGCCAAAGAAATTGCATTCTGGGACAAGCGACAACTGGTTAAAAAGATTAACCTCAACAGTCTCTACGGCGCTATCCTTAACCCGGGTTGTCGTTTCTTTGACAAACGTATTGGACAATCCACAACACTTACTGGTCGTTCGATTGCGAAACACATGGACGCTTATCTTAACGAATGCATCACAGGCCAATATGATCATGTCGGAGCGGCAGTCATCTACGGAGATACTGACTCATGTTATTTTTCAGCCTGGCCTGCGATTAAGAACGAAGTTACGGAAGGACGCATGGCGTGGAGTAAAGAGATTTGTATCCAACTGTACGACAGCCTTGCTGAACAAGTAAATGCAAGTTTTCCTGCGTTTATGGAGCAAGCATTTCATTGTCCCCGAGACATGGGTTCGCTAATCAAGTGTGGTAGAGAGACTGTGGCAGACCGTGGCTTGTTTATCACCAAGAAACGCTATGCTGTCAACGCCATTGACATTGAGGGCAAGCGACTGGATGTAGAAGGTCGGATTGGCAAGACCAAGGCCACCGGACTTGACCTGAAACGTTCAGATACACCCAAAGTTATTCAGGACTTCTTGTTAGAAATTCTAAATAAACTACTTGCTGGTGCAGGTCGAGATGAGATTGTGGAGCGTATTCGTGAATTCAAGTATGAGTTCAAAGAGCGTCCTGGCTGGGAAAAAGGATCACCCAAGCGTGTGAACAACTTGACCAAGTATGCAGCCGAGGAGGCACGACTGGGCAAGGCCAATATGCCAGGGCATGTGCGAGCCGCAATCAATTGGAATCAACTGCGCAAGATGAATGGAGACAACTACTCAATGCAGATCGTAGATGGTATGAAAACTATTGTGTGCAAACTCAAGTCAAATGCCTTGGGTTGGACATCAATTGGTTATCCCACAGATGAACAACGCCTGCCTGAGTGGTTCAAGCAATTGCCGTTTGACGACGGCGAGATGGAGGCCACTGTGGTGGACGGCAAGGTTGACAACTTGTTGGGCGTGTTGGATTGGGATTTGGCCTCGGCCACCAACACAGAAAATACATTTACCAGTTTGTTTGATTTTGAATGAAACTCAGTGATATTGTTGCACAACTAAACTTGTTAGATTCCCTTGATGTTGCAAGAGAATGCAGTGTTGCCTTGGGCAAGATAGACAACATTGTGCATGTGGTCTCCGAACAGGCAAACTCATATCAAACCACCAGAGACAGTATTGTCAAAACACATCAAGACATAGCCAATGGTATCTCAAAATTTTCTGCTCAATTGCAAAGTTTGAAACAGGATCTAAGATCTGAGATCGAACAGCGCGAACCGGAATACCTAGACCACAGTTGGCATGTGTATCGAGAAGAAATGATTCACGACAGTGCAGACACGATTCTAAATAGACGCATGCGAATTGATGACGAAGATGATATTGTGCTAAGAACACGACTGAAAAATTTAACCGATTGGCGGTTGCCAGGCATGATTCTTCGCCCGGGTGTGGAAAACTATATCGAAGACATGGTACCATTGGATCCGCTGTATGTTGTGGATCACAGCACTGACCTAACTCAACCTGCTATCAGCAAGTTTACTCCAGAGTATCAACGTAGACTGCGTGAGTATATCATAAATGACTGGGCTGATGGACCAATCTTGGCCAAACTACCCAACAATCAGTTTGGCACAATATTTGCCTATCACTACTTCAATCACAAACCCATGCCTGTGATCTGTAAATTCCTAACAGAGTTTTATGAAAAATTGCGACCCGGAGGCACAGTGCTTATGACCTACAACAACTGTGACCTAGCACACGGAGTGACACGTGCCGAACATGTATGGATGCTGTATACCCCCAGACGACTGATTGAACGACATGCAGTTGGTTTGGGATTTGAATTGATCCAGGCCTATGATGGCCGAGGCGATGTGAGTTGGCTAGAATTGAGAAAACCCGGAGACCTTACTTCATTGAGAGGTGGCCAGACTTTAGCCAAAGTACTTGCAAAACCCTGACTAAAACTGTATACTTTAACCTTAGGAGAAACTTATGAGAGATTACTTGTTAGACTTGGTAGAACACACTTATGATTTGGGCTGTATTGACCTGATCAAGATTGTGGGCGACACCAGCAAAACTGAAATTGTGGGTCTAGCCGAAGACCTTAGTGTGGTTATTCGTGGCAACTTCCACAATCCTGTGGCAGACTTTGTGGGCACATTTGGTATGCCTAACTTGGGCAAACTGAAAACTTTGTTGAATCTCCAAGAATACAAGGAAGATGCCAAACTCACTATCACCAAACGTGCTGATGGTGAGCCCGATGGCGTTAACTTTGAAAACAAAATAGGCGACTTCCAAAACAACTATCGTTTGATGGCGTCAGGCATTGTTACTGAAAAGTTAAAAACTGCCAAGATTCGTCCTGTGACCTGGCACATTGAATTTGAACCAACCAATGCGGCCATTCAACGACTGAAGTGGCAAATGAGTGCCAATGCAGAAGAAGCCAACTTCCAGGCCAAAACTGAAGGCAATGATCTCAAATTCTTCTTTGGTGATCATTCAACCCACTCAGGTAACTTTGTGTTCCACCCAGGTGTAACTGGTCAACTCAAACGTGCATGGGCTTGGCCTGCCAAACAGTTTGTGAGCATCATGGATTTGACCGGCGACAAAACTGTGCGTATTTCTGATGATGGCGCCGCACAAATCACAGTAGATTCTGGGTTGGCTGTTTACAACTACCTCATTCCAGCACAAAGCAAGTAATGACCGAACCCGTTGTTCAAGATAATCTAACGGCCAAGCAGAGTGACTATGCAGTCTTTCTGCCTGCTATCTCTGGCTTTTACGCTACGTTTATAGGCAAGCAAAGAAATGAACAATATGTCGATCCGGCGAGATTTCCACAGGGCCTCACTGATATGGAACAACTTAACTGGCTTAACAGCCAAAGGTCGTTATTCCCATACCGGTGGAGCCTGTACTCGGGTGGACATGCAAACCTTGATCTCTCTAAACAAGACTGGTCGGAGGACATGGTTCGAAATCGTGAGCCAGGCACGTTTATATTGGGAGACTCTGGTGGGTTTCAAATTGCGAAAGGTTTGTGGGAGGGCGATTGGCGAGCCAACTCAGGTTGTCCTAAAGCACAACGCAAGCGTGAACTTATTTTAAATTGGCTAGACAACGTTGCTGACTATGGCATGATCTTGGATATTCCCACATGGGTTATTCATGACAAGAAGGCATCAGCGGCGTGTCAAATTACCACACTACAAGAAGCAGTGGACGCAACCAAGTTCAACAATGAATACTTTATGAAACATCGCAAAGGTGTTCGCAATGGTGGTGCTAAGTTCTTGAATGTGTTGCAAGGTGACAATCACACTTCAGCAGATCAATGGTATGAAACCATGAAAGAATACTGCGATCCTCAAAAGTATCCGGACACACACTTTGATGGTTGGTCAATGGGTGGACAGAACATGTGTGATGTACACTTGGTACTTCGCAGACTGGTAGCCTTGCGCTATGACAATTTACTTCAAGAAGGCCGGCATGATTGGATGCACTTCTTGGGAACCTCCAAACTGGAGTGGGCTGTTTTATTAACTGTAATTCAAAGGGCCGTAAGAAAATATGTCAATCCTGCATTTACAATCTCGTTTGACTGTGCCTCGCCATTCTTGGCCACAGCAAACGGACAAGTCTACTTTGAAAACGTCTTCGAACACGACTCAAAATGGTCGTATCGCATGGCTCCTTCAGCCGATGACAAAAAATATGCAACAGACACACGCAGGTGGTCAACAGGAGTAGTGGCAGACGGAATCTATCCGCGCTGGCAAGACTCGCCCATCAGCGACCTGCTGACAATGAAAGATATCTGTATCTATAAACCAGGCGACTTAAACAAGATTGGCAAGGAAGGCAAAACATCCTGGGACAGTTTCTCTTATGCTTTGCTCATGGGTCATAATGTTTGGATGCACTTGACAGCAGTACAAGAAGCCAACCGACGCTTTGACGCTGGCGAACATCCGGCTATGATGCGGCGAAGTGGAGGAGACTATGCCCGGTTTGAAGACATTGTGGAAGCAATATTTGCGGCGCCAGATCGTGAAACTGCCGAAGCCATTATTGAACAGTATGACTCATACTGGATGGAGATTGTGGGCACACGAGGATTCAAGGGCAAGAAAACCAAAAACGCTCGAACTCAGTTCAACGCATTGTTCGAATTCGAAGAAACTGACACTGTACAACCCAATGATGATAGTGTACAATTAGACACATCAGCACTAGATCAATTAGAGCATGAACAGACCTGACCATGACACAGCCAACTTCTTTGTTGGCACAGAAGTAGAACGCACGCCTGCATTTGGCAAAAGAACATTGTTTGTTGTGGGCGTTCAGCCCATAGATCAAATCATAGAACGCATTGCCGAAAACAACAATTACATTGATCAATCCCGACATATTCAACATATCTTCTTTGGTGCCAATCACAGTTTCCATCCTGCCAACAGATTGGAATGGCAACGTTGGGAAAGCATGATTGAACCATTCCTTGGCGATGGCCACTTGTGTAGCCTAGACATTCCCATCACGCATGTGGAGGAATTCAATGACGGTCCTTTGTGTGACTACAGAAACTTCATTCCACAAATTCGAGTAAGCATTCCATATACAAAACTATGGAACTATAATACAATGTTAAAAATAGATGACCGAGACTTTGACGCTACCAATCCTGGTGTTTGGTGCCACAGTCTACATACTCTAATGAGCCGTGATACATTTACATCATGGGACGACTATCGTGAGGACACAGTTATCTAATGGCAACATATCCCGCAATCATGGGTGCCAAGGCCAGTGCCCGACGACATAAGATGAATCAAATCTATGGCGGTACAACAGCCCCCACAGTTAAACCAGCGAGAAAATATCAACCAAAAGGACCCAATATGTTTAAAAGAATGATCAGAGGCTTGATCACTTGGAGCATGAACGATCGCCAGCCGGAAGAGATCCAAATATCTGACCGTGAAGAAGTTAGAATCAGTTCCACAGGCATTAGATTTGAAGTATACAGAGCCAACGGTGGCACAGTGATTGAAACTCGTCGCATGGATCGTAGATCGGGTGACAATGTGTTTGAACTACATGTGATCTCAGCGGATCAAGACATTGGCGAAGCAATTGGCAAAATCATAACCTTGGAGGCACTCAAAGCATGAACCAGCGAGCACAAGCACTGACAGAACAACGTGAAAGGATCAAGCAACATGCCGAACGTAAAATCTGGGTCACCTTCCGCAAAGAAGGAATCCACCGATATCCTGCTGCCGCAACTGATCCTGCATTGGCGACCGGCGATGAGTATGATGTGTCTTTTCTTGGTGTGCCTCATAGACATATCTTTCATTTTAGAGTTTGGATTGATGTATTGCATAACGATCGCGATATCGAATTTATTCAGTTCAAACGATGGTTAGAAAACTTGTACAAGGACGGCATCTTGCAACTGGATTACAAAAGTTGTGAAATGATGGCCGATGACTTGTACGCAGAAATATCAGCACGTTATCCTGATCGTGCTGTATGGATTGAGGTGGCCGAAGATGGTGAGAACGGCGCCTTGATCAAATATGAAATTTCTCGCCCTAGTCTTTCAATCAAAATCTAAGGAAAATAAAATGGCCAAGCCATCATTCAAACCCAATCCTCGTGTGGCTGAGATCTTCAACGATCTAGAAGTGTACTTGGAGTTCTGCCAGGACTATGGGTATCGTTACAACGAGTCGGACTTGTACAACTTCAAGAGTTATGCCTGGCAACAGTTCAACAAGTGGCACCAAGGCAAGAATGCCAAGAACATGTGGAGTGAGGATGCTCGACGCTTTGCAGGTTTTAGGAACTGAGCATGGGTGCCGCAAGAGAAAAAGATCAAGCGGACTTTGACTTAGAACGCTTTGTCAACATGTTTGATGAAGCCATGACAAGTTCGGATCCGCGTGTGATCGAAACACTACGCAGTCTCATGATGATTGTGGCCATGACCCGTCCAGAATCAAATGACATACACAGCGAACGCAAAGGTCCACTACGCAGAGCGTTTGAAGATATGAATCATCTTTGGAAACGCTTGGAACAAATGGAACAAGAACTCCGTCAAATGCATCAGCGTATGAGTCGTGAGTTAGGGCCACGAGTAGAGGCTTGGCCAGAGCACGAAGAAAAATACAAAATGATGGCGGCCTCACAAATGGCACAGAGCATTGATGACGATGTAATGAGGAGCATTGCCCGTCAAATCAACTCGCCTGGACTAAATCTGGCTCGACCCAAAGGACTACTAAAAAAATGAGAAAACTATTTTATATGGCCTTGGAAAGTTACGAAGCCCGCTACACACTACAACTAACAGAGTGGAATCGACGTGTGTTTGAACGTCGTGGCTTGGACGTGGTTTATGTTCCTGGCACAACCATTGACAACACACAGGCCATCTCTGTAGGACAGGTGTTGGACGCACATGGTCGCAGTTATTTCTCAATGAGTCAGATGATGAACTTGGTTCAAATGATGAAGAACGGCAAAGTCACTGGTGAGGATGTGATCTACTTTGAAGACATGTTCCAGCCGGGCATCGAGTCATTGCCTTATATCATGGATCAAATTCCCCAGGCTCAACGTCCACAAGTGTGGGTACGCTGTTTGGCACAGGCCATTGACCCCGATGACTTTGTGCATGTCTGGGGCATGGCAGGATGGATGAGTACATATGAAAAAATGGTCAATCACTTTGTTACAGGAGTTCTTGCTACCAATGAGGAGATGGTCGCACACATGCGAATCGCAGGCTGGACAGCCCCGATCTATAACATATCTGGATTGGCATTCGGAAAGAGCGAGGTCCTGGAACGCATCGGCGGCAGTGAAAAAATCACACCGTTTGGCGATCGTCCACGACGGGTCGGCTTCGCGGCTCGTTTTGATCAGGAGAAGCAGCCGGGCTTCTTTATGGACCTCATTGAAATGTATGGCAAACTCACCAGCGAGCCATGTGAGTTTGCAATATACAGTGGCGGACCTTTGCGATCCAACAACCCAGAGTTTGTTGAACGTGCCCGCCGTATGGAGGCACAAGGCCTACTCCGGATCTATGACAATATAATCAAGAACGAATACTATGCTCTACTGAACAATACTCGTGTGCTGTTTAATTGTGCTCTTCAAGACTGGGTCAGCAACACAGTTTCCGAGGCTGACACTCTTGGCTGTAATGTTCTTTATCCTGCCTATCGTAGTTTCCCCGAAACTTTTGCCAATGATTCTAACCGACTTTATGTTCCTTGGTCAATAGATGATGCTTATCACAAACTGCAAAACCTCTTGCGTGAACCGCATCACAACATGGGTCTTATCAGTGATTGGAACAACGGAACTGTGGATCGTATCGTTGATATCATCTCTGGGCAAGGTGAGCAATGGAATAGAGCAGGCAACCGCTATCGTGACCATGTTGCTCATGAAAAATACCAAGTAAGAAAAATCGAAGAATGAGTGTTGTAATTGTCACCGGCTCAGCCGGATATATTGGAGGACAAACTGTTTTGCAGTTGAAAGACGCAGGACACGAAGTCTATGGCATTGATCGTAGAGAACCTCCCCGGCATTTGGCCGGCGTTTGTGATAGATTCTTGTACCAAGACTTTGCCAGTGATGTGGCGCTGAGTTGGATCATTGCCAAACAACCGGATGCTATTATTCACTGTGCTGGCACAAGCCTAGTTGGTCCTTCAGTGTCAGATCCCGCAGAATACTACAACAACAATGTGGCCAAGACACTGAAGATGCTGGACATTGTTCGCCGTAGTTTGCCCCGAACTAGATTTATTTTTAGTTCAAGTGCTGCCACATATGGTGAGCCTATAATGGTACCGTGTCATGAAGTCGATCCTTGCCAACCAGTAAGTCCATATGGTGAGAGCAAACTCATGATTGACATGATACTAGAATCATATCACCGAGCATATAACCTAGACTATGTATCATTTCGCTACTTCAATGCCTGTGGTGCTGATCCACAAGGACGGCACGGACAAGAACCCGGTGCCACACATTTGATTGCACGATACTTGGAAGCCACAAGAGATGACGGACAGTTTAAAATATACGGCGTGGATTATCCTACTGATGACGGGACCTGCATACGCGATTATGTTCACGTTGATGATATCGCGCGAGCACACGCTTTGGCCTTGTACCGAGAGATTCCTGCGGGCATCTATAACCTTGGATCAAATTCGGGACACTCAGTCAAACAAGTAATACAACGTGCAATGGACATCACCGGCAAGAATCCCAACATTCAAATTGGTGAAGCCCGTGCTGGAGATCCGCCCATGCTCACTGCCAGCGCAGACAAGTTCAACTTGGTAGCAGGTGCTTGGCGGCACCATGATCTGGATGCCATGATTCAACATGCATGGAATTGGTATGTTCGATAAAATCTTTAAATTTGAACAGGCGCTGGCCAAATTTACTGGAGCACCTTATGCTGTCATGACCGATTGCTGTACACATGCAATCGAGTTGTGCCTGCGATATGAGCAGGTGAGAGAATGCCAATTCACTCCTTACACCTATCTAAGTATTCCTATGACCATGCACAAGTTGGGCATCCAATATCAATATTTGGATCATGCCTGGCAACGTTGGGTCGGTGAGTATCCTTTTGTAAACACACGAATCTGGGACAGTGCCCGACGGTTAGAAAAGAACATGTATCGGCCAGGTGCCATGCAGTGTGTGAGTTTTGGACATGACAAACCTTTACATATAGGCCGTGGTGGTGCTATACTACTTGATGACAAAACAGCGTATGATGCACTGATTTGTATGAGGTATGATGGACGCGATCTAAATATCAAGCCTTGGGCGGAGCAGAAGGAATTTAGAGTTGGTTATCACTACAAGCCTACTCCAGAAGAAGCCCTGCAAGGTCTTGCACTGTTGGAAGGACTCAAGGAATATTGTGCTCCGCCCCGCGAAATTTTGTATCCAGATTTAAGAACAATCACTATCAAGGACTAAAATGACAGAACCAGTATCAGTAAACAACATTGACGACAAAGGCTACGAATCTGCGTATCTGTCAGATGCTATTCGTGCTCGCATGAAACGAGACGGCAAGAGGTTTTGGGCCGGCGACAATATCAGCGATTACTTGCACGACTCAGACAGAGAGCATTTGATCGACGAAGCAACAGCGGCATTTGAAACTGTGCTGGATCGATTGCTGATTGATAGAGAAACAGACCCCAACAGTCAAGGCACGGCTCGCCGCTTGGCCAAGATGTACTTTAATGAAATAATGGCAGGACGTTATGAACCAGGACCAGATGCAACATGTTTTCCCAATGATTCGGCGGACCGTTACGAAGGTATGCTGGTTGTTCGCAGTGAGTTGCGCAGTATGTGCAGTCATCATCACCAACCCGTTGCTGGTGTTGCTTACATTGGCATTTTGGCCGCTGGTAAACTCATTGGATTATCAAAGTACACAAGAATCGCACAGTGGTGTGCCCGACGTGGCACTCTCCAGGAGGAACTTTGTATTGACATTGCTCGGGAAATACAAAGAGCCACTGACTCGGAAAATGTAGGCGTGTATATTCAAGCCACACATGGCTGTTGTGAGAACCGTGGTATCATGGCACATTCAAGTCTTACTCAGACCACTGTGTTACGAGGCTTGTTCAAAACAGATGCAGGTGTAAAAAAAGAATTCATGGACAATATCAAACTACAACAAGACTTTGCGCCGAGATAAACAAATGATATCATACGCAACTCTCAAAGCCGCCCAAGATGGCAAAGTAGCACCTTGGACCAACACAGTACCCGAACTGTCAAATACTCACGTTGCTGTGTTCCGTGATGCATATCCTGTTGCAGAGGGTCATTTATTGTTTGTGCCCCGAGCCAACACCGATGAATCTATTGTGGTAGCCCTGGGATTGGCTTTGTTGACCGGACGACAAATGGTTCAAAACAATCAGTGCGATGCATTCAATGTGGGATTGAACATGGGCACGGCTGCCGGTCAAACTGTGATGTATCCACACGTACACTTGATACCAAGAATTCATGGAGATACTCCGGACCCTGTGGGCGGTGTGCGTGGTGTCATACCCGGCCAGGCCAATTACAAAAGCGATCTGTATCAACAACCTATATAAATATTCTTTTCAGCGGCCTGTCCGGCATCATCCCGCTTTACAAACTCTGCTGCCTATGCTACAATACATAGGAGGACAACAATGCAACCTGTAGTTTATAAATTCACGAGTACCAAAGAGTACCACGACGCCTTTCCCTGTGCGTATCGTCAGTGGCGAGCAGACTCGCACTGCAACCTAATTCACGGTTACAGTTTCTCAATGAAGTTTTACTTTGGCACAGACCACTTGGATGTGCGCAACTGGGCCGCCGACTACGGCGGACTCAAAGAACTTAAAAAGACACTGGAAGATCAATTTGACCACACCCTGTTGGTAGCACAAGATGATCCAGAATTGGAAACTTATAAATTGTTACAATCAAAGAACATGGCCAAACTCACCATCTTACCCAGACTGGGTTGCGAAGGTTTGGCTGACATGCTTTACCGATATGTCAATGGAGTTTATATTCCTGACATGTGGGGACCGGGCGAAGCCGAAAGACTGTGGTGCTATCGCGTAGAAGTTCGCGAAACACAATCAAACATGGCTTTCCGCGAAGGGCATCGTGAGTGGAATGAAGATTTATTTGTTTGATAATATACGTATATAAATATTTTTCCAATGACAAATGAATATAGTATAGCAGTTTTACTGCCCACTCGTAGTCGCACCGATGCACTAACCACCAGTGTGACCAGCATTGTAGATCTAGCCAATGACATTTCACGGATACAACTGATCTTTGGATTTGATGATGATGACCAAACTGGATTGAATCATTTTCGCACAGTGATTCAACCATATCTGGACAAGCACGATGTGGATTACGAGGCACAGTCTTTCAAAAGCATGGGCTATGCAGGACTCAATCAATACTACAATCATTTGGCCAAGTCAACTTCGGCAGACTGGCTGTTTGTGTGGAACGATGATGCTGTGATGCAAACCAAAGGATGGGACAGTGTGATTGAACAGTACACTGGCCAATTCAAACTGTTGAAGGTTCACACTCACAACGATCATCCTTACAGTATATTTCCCATTGTGCCACGAGCCTGGTACGATGTAACACACCGCCTCAGCAGACATCAAATGATTGATGCTGAACTCAGCCAGTTGGCATTCTTATTAGATATTATGCAGGTCATTGATGTTGATGTTGTACACAATCAAGTTGAACTGACCAATGATACAACAGATCCACTCAAACCCAAATTGAGATTCGAAGGCAATCCCACACATCCCTTGGATTTTCATCATGTGCAAAACAGTGCGCAACGCTATAGCGATTGTGACACAATCGCAGAATACATGCGTTCAATTGGCCTCAGTACCGAGTGGTGGGAAAGTGTCAAGAGTGGAAAAAGTTATGCCTGGGAAAAATTGGTCGCATTGGATGTGAATCGTCAAATGAGTCAGTTTGTAATGGAACTTGACGAACGCGGTCAAGTGGTGTCCTACAAACCAGATCCCAAGAGTGAAGCGGTCAGGAAAACGTTTGCAAAACAATAACATTACACACAGCAGTTTGACCACCCATTGCTTGATCACCAAAGCATCGGTTGGAAAAATACTTGATTTCGGTCAACATGCCTATGCTGACACATTTATTCGCCCGGACCAATTGCATCTCAGCGAGCCTGTGTTTCCATTGCAAGTGTATCTCAACTCAGACTCCGGCTGTATACAACTGGGTTATGTGAGTCGTGCTCAAGATCGTTACAATCTCTACAGTTACAGTTACACATCCAGCAACAGTCAAACAGCAA